GTTCATCGCCACCGCCGAACGAGACAGCTCGATCGACGGCTCGTATACTTACTAACGGAAAAGGCTTCATGGAGCGCAAAAACGTTCCACGATGCCCGATCTACTGAATCTACCTCACGAAGCTGCATGGGTAGGTCGTCTCCGGCTTCTGCGAAGAAGCGAAGGAGCATGGCCCAACCATCAGTCTTTCTGACAGATGAGGGAGCCTTTACGTCTCGAACGAGATATTCCACTTTTTGAAGGTGGGTATTCCAACGAGTCCGGAAGGGCCGTTTGTAGTCCGGTGCGTTTCGCAGGCTAGGACATGCTAGATGCATGTCTTCACCCGGGATTGGTCCATAGATGGAGACCAGCCACTCTACGATTGTATCGTAGACGCGATAGCACTGTCTATCGTACATAGAATTCGCGTAAGCGATCCATGACGTATAGACATCAGGCGATTGATGATGAGTAGGCACTGTTCGCAAGCGAACAGGGGTGACATCGGTGCCGTTGAAGGCGTCCATGCCACATGACTCTCTAAAGAGTCCTCCGGTACAGCTCTTATCACGGTTTACTTTTAAACCGAATGACTCAAGCAGTATCATCGCGTCTGCGGCGAAGGCCGTTGGGACGATTACATCATCACCGTACACTAATATACGCTCGCGCGTATATGCGTCAGGTGCACCAGATACGAGTATACTATAGACAGTTAGTGCCAGAATAGGGAAGCATAAACCACTTCCCATTGGCGCGAACTTCGATAGTTCTAGTACTCGACCATCCGGTAACACCGTAGATGAGGACCTGCAACACTCCAGAAACCTATGAAGGTTCTGGGGGAATAACAGGCGAACTAGCTTCAGCGTAATGCGGTCTGAGGCCTCTTTTAGGTCCAGAGTCGCATACCTCCCGTTGGCAGACCCGTGAAGGGCTGCGATTCGGTTGGGTGACTGATGCGTGAAGTTGACGTTACATTTCGTGTAAGCGTGAGACTCCACTAGTTTCACAATAGCCCGCATAAGCCCCTGTTGAATCCACTGGTTATCCAATGGTTCACAAGAGATTACGCGCGGGCCACGAGAATCCTTCGGCACTAAAACTACACGTGCCGAATTAGAAACACCACTGACGTCGGAGAAATCCGCCGCAGTATCACAGACATGTCCAAGGGATGCGCAGAAATACGCATCGAAAGGATATACGTCCGTAATTCGGTCCGACACATTAGTCCATAAGTACTTCCTTTCGAGAGTCTCTTTGGTAGAGACAGCTCCAGGACCGTGCTTAGGATGAATGGCCATCGGATCGAAGTAGGCGAAAATGTCCGATAGGACAAGTTGCGCCTTTCGTGTTACTTCCAATAACTTTACATTGGTGAGCCGATTAGCATCCGTGCTAACAGGTCCATCAGTAAACGGATAGGGTATTCCTTGTCCGTCATAAGGCTTAAGCCTATGTAAGCGATGGTTAGTAATGTAAGAATCAAGATCTTCCTGAGAAGGGAGGTCCTGATCTGTAGAAACAAGCTCCTGCTCCGTTCTTTCGAGCGTAGCGAGGGCCTTTTGTTCTTGTTCATCTGAATAGGGTAGCTCGTACTTATAAAACCAGTACGCGATTTGCCTTATTACCTTGACGCTTTGAGCGCAGGGTTGTGGAAGAGGCGTCCCGTTCGGCAGGAGAACTAACTTGAAGAACTCACCCAAAAAGATGGGAAGTTCACTGTTAGGCATGGGTTTAAACCCAAGCTTTGCAGCTGACAAGGCAGTACCTCCAATTAGAGCACTCTCAAGTGCTTTACCGAGACGGGGCAAGGTTTTCGTGAGAAAACCTATACCTTCCATGCGTAGACGGGAATTGACCTTATTAACAGTCAATCTTAAGCTACGAGTGTTGAACACCAATCCATGCAGTCGTGAGACGTCATGAAGAAGTGCAGCGATGAGGATATCCGCATCTAGGCTCTTAGCGTTATCCATAATGGTATAACTCCTA